ATGACCGATCATACCATCACGCCCGCCACGGGCAAGGTCCCCGACCTGGCCGCCTTGTTCAAGGAGGCCAAGTTGAATGGGAAGGCTCAGATCAAACTCAGCATTGCCAAGGAGCAATCGACCGCCAAGACCGCAATCACCCCCGTGAAGAAAGCGAAGGCGTTCGCTTCGAAGGCTGCCAAAGCCGAGGCGGCAAATGCGAAGTGGGAGCGACCTAACCTCTTTGCTCTATGCCGTAAACTGGTCGGGACTGATCTGGCCGCAGCAGTCCTGCTTTTTCACATCCTGTATCTATGGAACAACCGCGATCACAAGCTCAACCGCCAGGGCCGCGAATGGCTGGCACACACCCGCGAAAAGTGGGCTGACGCATGCGGCCTCACCTTGGATGAACTAGCGAAGCGTGCCTTGCCTAGGCTCAAGAAAAACTGTTGGGAGTTTTTGACGATCAAGGCGATGGGACGGGGATCCGACAAGAAGGTTTGGGTGAGCTTGGACACCATGGCCCTAAGGGAGCAGGTTTCGGGAAGCGCCGCAATGCCATGGGAAATGTTCCACGCGGCACTTAACGGCATTGGTCCCGGCTTCGAAAAACAGCCCGTCAACGCGTACGCCGACCCATCGAAGAAATAGCGCAAAAGGTAGCGCGGCAAATTTTAATTGTCGTACTTATAAAAACTGCCATTATATTGCACACCGAAATACGGAGAAGGCGAATGGCTGAAGTCCCCACCCCAGAAGAAAACGCGCGAAAAATCCTTGCTTTGTTTCAAAGAGCCAATTTGCGCGCCGGCCAGGTTATGATGGCGGGCGCTTTGCGCTTGCAAGCTACGCAAGCCGGTATGCACAACACCGACATCATGTCGGGGCTTGGCTTTGCTCGCGACCACGGTTGGATTGAAGATGGACCTAACGGTACGGTTCGACTGACCGACGCTGGCTTCTCTGCGGTGTAAGGGTCTGACGACTGGACTATCTGTATTTGGATGAGCGCCGTCCAATTCGAAAAATGGCCATTCGACCATTATTGGCGAAATCGCAAAATCACGGTTTTGACAACGATTATTAAAAGTGGCCAAACGGCCACGTTTAAATACCTTCGGTATTAAGAGAACGGTTTAAAGAGAAACAGTCAGCATATCTAGCGATATGCTGGTGAATGCGTTCGGCGAAACACCTCACGCATGCACCAAATCGAACTCGGGACTTTGAAGGTGTTTTCGGGAAGAGCATTCGCTTCGCTCATGTCTCGCCCGTGGCTCGACTAACCCCCCGATAGGCCCCCCTTCCGATGCGGCGGGTGCAAGACGCTACCACCGCCGATCCTATGGGATGACAGCCGCGTCCCGACGAGTTAGTTTCAATCTGCTTCATTGTCCGGTGCGATTTGTCACCGATACGGCAATAGAGCGGCAGCGCAGCCGCAAGCGATCAACCCGATCCTTGCAGGCGACCTGTGCTGAATTTCTTCCGCCCCAACCGACCGAGACAGACGGCAGCCGACGCCCTGGTTGAAGTTCGGTCACTTGCCAATCCGGAAGATTTCCTTCTCGAATTGTTCGGCGCGCTCCCCGCCGTCGCTGGTATGGCTGTCACCCCCGCCACCGCCCTACGGGTCCCCGCCGTAGCCGCTGGCGTCAAAGCAATCGCTGAGGCCACCGGCATCCTGCCACTACACGCCTACACCCGTGGCGCCGACGGCAGCCGAGAACGTGATCTTGCTCACCCAGCATCGAAGCTGCTCAATGGCGATGCCAACCCCTGGACGCGCGGTCCCCAGCTTCGCGAAGTGATCACCGCCGACGCGATCTGCCATGGCAACGGCTATGCCGCCATCGTCCGGGATGCGAACCGGTTCCCCCGCGAGCTTCACCGGATCCATCCGAACACCGTCACCATTGAAGTCGACGGCCTGACCTCAGAACCCCGCTACAAGGTCAGCAGCGGGGCACAGACACGGTTCATGGGCTTCGGGGATGTGCTCCATCTTCGCGCCCCGTCGCCGCTGTCCATGGACGCCGTGACCGGCAAGTCCCCACTGATCGAAGCGAAGGACGCCATCGGCCTCCTGATCGCCCTTCAGCAGCATGCGTGCCAGTTGTTTAAGAATGGCGGACGGCCCTCAGGAATTCTGTCCTTCCCCCAGCGCCTTGGCGCTGAAGTCGCCAAGCGCATAAAACTGTCGTGGCAGGCCGCGACCGCTGGCGGGAATGCCGGGGGCACCGCTGTGCTCGAAGAAGGAGGGGCATTCACGCCCCTCAGCTTCAACTCTGTCGACAGCCAGTTTTTAGAGATCTGGTCCCTCGTCATCACTGAGGTGGCGCGCATCCTCCGGGTGCCTCCGGTGCTGCTGATGGACTACAGCCGCCAGACCTGGGCCAATGCCGAGACGGGCGGACAGCAGTTTCTGACCTACAGCCTGGCGCCCTGGCTCTCGCGCTGGGAAGCGGAAGTCACACTGAAGCTGATCGCCCCGGAAGATCGGGACACGGTGTTTGTCGAGCATTTGACCGACGCCTTGCTGCGCAGCGACTTCGCCACCCGCGCCACGGCCTATGGCCAGTATCGCAGCGCCGGGGTCCTGACCGCCAACGAAGTCCGCGCTGGTCTCAATCTTCCGCCTCTCCCGGACGGCAACAGTCTCAGCAATCCCTACACGTCCACCAGCACCCCAACTGCCGATAAGGAGGCCAAGGCAGATGCAGCCTGAAGCTCCTACCCATCACCAGTTTTTCGGGGACAGTGAACGCGACTTTTCCCTGCCGCCCCAATTGCTCCTTGAATTGGAAAGGGTCACCGCCACGGGCATCGGTGCACTAGCCAAGAGGCTGTTCGCTGGACAGTTCGGCCTTCGGGACGTGCACGAAGTGATCCGGCTGGCGCTGATCGGCGGCGGGGAAAGCCCTCAGTCAGCCGCGTCCCTGGTCGACGCCTACGTGGCCCCGCGCCCCATCATGGAGGGGTACGCTCTGGCAGTAAGCATCCTCGAAACAGCGATGCTGGGCAGCACGGCCAAGCCCAAGAAGGGAGGCCGCAAGTGAGCCGGAAGCAGGGACACATCCAAAGGGCAATCGCGGCTGTATTCGAAGCGAGCCTGGCTAAGAACTTCACGACCCGCCAACTGGCGGCACTCGCATATCCGGGCGAAGCAATCGAGCGGCGGCACACCAACGCCGTGATCCGCGCCATCCCATCGATCACGCCACCCCTGACCGCCTGCCGCGTCGGCACGATGGGACGCTTGGGCTGGCATCATGTGTGGGGGCGAGCATGAATACGTTGGCACCCGTGAAGCTAATTATACCGGAACAGCGTGAAGCCCGCCCCGGCACCACCATGGACATGGAAGTTCGGTTCACCGCCGTGTCCGACACCGGCGAAATCGAAGGGACCGCCGTCCGCTTCAACACGGTCGACACGTACCGCACAGAGTTCGCGGACACCGCCTTCGCCAACGTCCGGGGGTCCATCCCGATGTTGTGGAGCCATGATCCGTCCAGCGTGATCGGATCCTGGTCTTCTTTACAGGTCCGCGCCGATGGCCTGACAGTGAAGGGCAAGCTCAATCTAGCGGTGGCCAAGGCGCTAGAAGTTCGCTCCCTGCTTCAGGCTGGGGACGTGTCTGGCCTGTCCATCGGCTTCGCCACCATCAAGGACGAACGCAAAGCCAACGGGGTCCGCAGGATCACAGAGGCCCGCTTGCACGAGATCAGCGTCGTCGCATTCCCGAGCGTCCCCGGATCCGGGGTCACATCCATTCGCACCGAAACTAGCCACGCGAGCGCCGTGGCTTTCGTCAACGCATGCCGCAAGGCCACGCGCTCAATGGAGAAAACCAAATGACCAAGCACACCCGCATCGAAACCCGCAGCGCCCTCCCGCTCGAAACCCGCGCCGATGACAACGCCGACCCGATGGTTGCGGCAACCGCCGCCGTGGAGGAACTGCGCACCGCTGCCACCGCATTCGAGACCCGGCAGGCCGACGCACTGCGCACGGTGACCGAACGGCTGGCCTCGATTGAGACCCGTCTTTCCCGTCCCGGCACTCAGCAGGAAACCGGTGACGAGACGGCGGCAACCGAGCGCCGCATGTTCGTGAACTACCTCCGCCGGGGCAATCAGGCGCCGGAGGCCGAGCTTCGCGCCCTGACTGTCGCCAACGATCAGCAGGCGGGCTACCTGGCGCCGGCTGAAATGTCGACGGAAATGATCCGGGAGATCACCGAGTTTTCCCCGATCCGCCAGTATGCGACCGTGCGCCAGACCACGGCGCCATCGGTGAAGTACCCCAAGCGTACCGGCATCACGAACGCCAAGTGGGAAGGCGAAATCGAGGAAGCCGAAGAAAGCACCGTGACGTTCGGCCAGACCGAGATCGTCGCCAAGCGGCTGACCACCTTTGTCGACATCAGCAACTCGCTCCTGATGGGCAGCGACGGCACCGCCGAAGCTGAAGTCCGTCTCGCCTTCGCTGAAGACTTCGGCAAGAAGGAAAGCACGGCATTCGTGCTGGGCGACGGCTTCAAACAGCCCGAGGGCATCCTGGCCAGCGCGGCTGTCCCGTATTTCGCCAACGGCCACGCCACCAACCTCAGCACGGATGCGCTGATCGGCCTGATGTACTCGCTTCCAGCGCAGTACCGGAACCGGGGCGTATGGGTCCTCAACGGCACGTCTCTCGCCACCATCCGCAAGCTGAAGGATGGCCAGAACAACTACATCTGGCAGCCTGCATTCCAAGCTGGCCAGCCTGAGACCCTTCTGGGGCGCCCCGTCGCTGAAGCCATCGACATGCCCGACGTGGCAGCCGACGCCTTCCCCATCGCATTCGGTGACCTTGCCACGGCGTATCGCATCGTGGACCGCCAGCAGCTTGCGGTTCTCAGCGACCCCTACACGCAGGCCGTCCGCGCCATCACCCGCATGCACGGCACGCGCTGGGTCGGCGGTGGCGTGGTCCAGCCCGCCGCAATCAAGAAGCTGAAGATGGCCACCAGCTAATCCCAGCGCCCCGCAACAGGAGACCAATACAATGCGTGACCTCGTTTCCAACATCGGCGCTGTCCAGATCCTGGCACCCGCCGTCCTCGCTGCCACGAACACCAGCGCGGCAATCGACCTTGCCGAGTTCGGTTCGGCGGCAATCATCGTCACCACGGGCGCCATCGTTGGCGCTGGGGACTTCACCGCCAAGCTTCAGCATTCCGACTTGTCAGGCAGCGGCTTTGTCGACGCCGACGCCGCCGACCTGATCGGCGCCCTTCCTGCCAGCCTGGAAGCGGATGGCACCGTCAAGCTGGGATACATCGGCAGCAAGCGGTTCATCCGGCTTGTCACGACCAAGAACGGCGGCACGTCGATTGCCGCCAGTGCCCTGCTGATCAAGGGCAACCCCCGCCACTCCCCGGTGGCCTGAACCGTATGAGGGCAGCATGACCGCTGCCCTTTTCCGCCAATTCATCCGCTGAAGGAGCCACGAAAATGGGTATCACCACAACCGCAAAAACACAGGTGTCGATCGGCACCACGACCGCCATGGCAGACGCAGCCGCCTACGCCGCCGACACATGGGAAGCCATCGCCAACATCTCCGACGTCGGCGAAGCCGGATCCGAGGCCGAGATCGTCGTCGGCAAGTTTGTCGATCAGGATTACGTCAAGAAGCTGAAGGGCAGCCGCGATAACGGCACCATGGAATTGACCGTCGCACGTGACAGCGCCGATGACGGCTATGCCGCCCTGGTCGCCGCTGAAGCCACGTCGTTCGGCTACAATTTCAAGATCGAACTCAACGACAAGCCCGCCGCTGGCGGCTCGCCCAAGAACTCGATCTTCTACTTCAACGCCCTGGTGGCCTCGAAGAAGAACAACTTCGGTGACGCGGACAACATCGTGTCCACGACGTTCTCGCTGGCGATCAGCGGGGCGATCATCGAAGTCGCCGCGTCGGCTACGTAACCGGCGGGATCCATCATGAAGCTGGCGGAACGCATCATCGTCACACTCGCGGGGGAGCATATCGAGCTTCGCCCCACGCTTGCCGATGCCATCCGCCTGGAGCGCCGTCCCGGATCGTTCCGCCAGCTTCTGATCGACGTACAAGACGAGAGCCTGACAGCCGCCGTCGCCATCATCGGTTCGCACACCGACATGCCGTTTCTCAGCAATCGCGTGTTCGACGTGCTTCCCACGCTTCGGGACCCGCTCCTGGCCTACATCATGGCATGTGCGGGGATCGATCCTGACGACGCGCCAGCGAACCAGAACCAGACGACGCGCAAGACCACCCCCTTCAGTGAGTATCTGGCGAACCTCTACCGCATCGGGACGGGCTGGCTGGGCTGGACGCCGAAAGACACCCTGGACGCCACTCCCGTGGAAATCCTCGAAGCCTACAAAGGCCGTCTCGAATTGCTGAAGGCGGTTTTCGGGAACGGGGAAAGCACGCCAGCCAAGGATGAGCGCCCCCTGGACGAGAAATTCCGTTCGATCTTCGCGGGCATCGGGACCCGTAAGGAGGCAGCATGAGAACGCATGGTCACTGGGGACGGCTGGTGCGAAAGCTTCGTACCGACCGCAGCTGGGGCACGCGAGAACTGGCAACGGCTGCCGGGGTCCATCGTTCGACCCTCATACGTCTGGAGACTGGCGAAAGCGTCCCCATCCACGTGGTCGAGCGGGTATTGCACTTCTTCGGCTTCGAATTGGACGCATTGAAAAAGCGGGCCGAATGATGCCGATGCGGGCGCCATCCATCCGCGCATGCGGCTGCGTCCTTTCCACTGGGCAGCGGTGCCAGCACATCGTTGCGCAGGACCGGGAGCGCAAGGCCCGCTTTGATCAGCAGCGCCCTACAGCCCGCCAGCGTGGCTATGATGGCAAGTGGGAAGAAGCACGTGCTGGCTTCCTGGCCAAGCATCGCCACTGCGCACGATGCGGCAACCCCGCCACCATCGTCCACCACTCGACCCCGCACCGTGGGGACAAGGCCATCTTCTGGGATCGCAGCAAGTGGGTGCCCGCATGCCAGCCCTGCCATGATGGGCCGATGCAATCGCAGGAGCGCAGGCGATGACCATCACCTTTGCCAAGAGGGATAGCGTATCGGGCTGGGCAAGGCGCACGGGTATCCCTCGCCATGTGATCAACGAACGCATCAACTCCATGGGCTGGATCGTCAAGCGCGCCCTCACTGAAACCGCTATGCGCAAGGGACAACGGATCGTCTTCAATCACAGCAGACGCATCATCACCCGCATAGCCGCATCGTTCGTCCATCACGCAAGCGAAACGGGCCGATGACTAGTCGCGGTGAAGACACCAATCGCAGAGCGGCACAGTGCTGTTCCCACCCGACGCCGGGTCAAACTCGCTGTTGCAGTGGACGCACTCCAGCAACAGACGCCCATGTTGAACGCTTGCGCTGCCTCGCCGCCGTCTGTGTTCGGCTTCGACTTCGTCGCGGGAGAACGTCTGTTCATCTGACATGCCCAAAGATCATCACAGGTTTGAGCGGACAGCAAGAAAGACCACCGGGGGTGGTTAAAAACTTCCGCCCACCCAAAGGGACCGGCGTGGGGAGCGTCGCGGGTGATCTGCATGGAAAAAAGGAGTTTGCGTCATGAGCATCGTCACCGTGGAAGACGCCAAGGCGCACATGAATGTCACCATCGCGGACGATGACACATTGATCGGTGGCAAGATCGCCGCGGCGGAAGCGTGGATTGGCAAGTTCATCGGGACCGCGCTGGACGACACTACGGCGTTTCCAGATGGCACCCCGGATCCGCTGAAGGAGGCCGTCCGCCAGCTTGTCGCGCATCTGTATGAGAACCGGGAGGCTACGCTTATCGGGATCACCATGACGGATGTGTCCCCCGGCCTGTTCGATCTGATGGCGCCGTATCGGGAGTACGTGTTTTGAGCGCACAGACAGACAAGCTATCCCGCCGCCTGAAAGCCATCCCGAAGGCGGTGAAGCGTGCCGTAGTGCCCGCGCTTCAGAAGTCCGGCAATGAACTTGTCGGAGCGATGCGTGCCCTGGCACCCGTCGACAGCGGCGACCTGAAGCATTCCATCAAGTACACGATGCCGGGCAACAGCACGCCGCCATATAGCCAGCCGGGCGGCTCCCGCGTTGCAGCGGAAAATGAAGTGCTGGTCACGGCGGGCAACACCGATGTGCGGTATCCGCATCTGGTGGAATACGGCACCCGTGACGCCCCGGCACAACCTTATTTCTGGCCTGCCTTCCGGCTGAAGCGGAAGAAGCTGGCGACCCGGATCAAGCGCGCCATCAGCAAGGCCGTACGGGAGGCATGATGGAACCGTCACTGGACCTACAGAAGGCCGTCCGCAATCGCCTGATCGGGGCATCGGCGGTGACTTCGATCATTCCCGCCAGCGCCATCGTGGACCGCAACGCCACGCCAGCCCTGGACCATTCCATCGTGATTGGCGAAGGCATCACGGGACCGGATGACGGCCTTGCCCGCAATCGTCACCTTGTCGTGGCGGACTTGCATGTCTGGCGAAAGGAGCCGGGACTAGCTGGCGCCAAGCAAGTCATCGGCGCCATCCGGGACGCCCTGGCAGATGGACCGCTGACCCCCGACCATCATCACGTGGCAGACCTCCGCATCGGCTCCACGCGGTTCCTACGGGATCCGGGCGGACAGCATTCCCATGCGATCCTGTCTCTCGAATGCCGACTGGTAGAGGTGGCGTGATGCGCGCGGGCAAGCTGGACAAGACCATCACAATCGAACGGGCCGCCACCACCGTGGACGACTACGGCACGCCCGCTGAAGGCTGGACCACCGTGGCCACCGTGCGAGCGCAGCTTATCCAGTCCACCACCGAAGAATTCATGTCGGCAGGGGGCGCCAATTCCGAGACTGCCACCATCTTCCGCATCCGCCACATGGACGGCCTGACCCTTGCCGACCGCGTGACGTACAACGCCCGCGCCTTCGACCTGAAGGAGATCAAGGAGCTTGGACGGCGCGAAGGGCTGGACCTTCGTTGCGTGGCGGCGGGGCTCTGACCATGCCCATCATCATCAAGAAGAAGCCCAAGCCCTTCCCGAACATCCCCGACCCGTTCGGTTATGGCCAGCGGGCCGTTGAGTTTCTTCGAAGCCTGAAGCATCCGAAGTCCCGGCTCCCGGATCGTCGGTTCCAACTGGACCCCTGGCAGGAAGAGATAGTCCGCAAGATCTATGGACCCTGCGACGAACACGGGCGCCGCATCGTCCGCAACGTCGTGATGCTGCTCCCCCGTGGAAACCGCAAGACCAGTCTGGGCGCCGCCCTGGCATTGCTCCACACCATCGGGCCGGAAGCGGTTCCGGGTGGCGAAACCATCATGGCAGCCGCTGACCAGAAGCAGGCCAAGATCGGCTTCCGCGAATGCGAGGGGATCATAGAGGCCGGGGGCCATCTGTGGCGCAAGGGTCAAGCCTCACGACGCTTCGATGCCGCCAATCACATCAAGCTTCAGGAATACAAGAACCGCATCAGCTTCCCGGACGGATGCACCCTGGAGGCTCTTTCCAACGACGCTGGCACCCAGCATGGCAGGACGCCAGTCTTTGCCCTGGTGGACGAACTTCACGCATGGAAGAAGCGCGATCTGTGGGACGTGATCAAGACCGGCCTGGTCAAGGTTCCGGGGTCTCTCCTTGTCGTCATCACCACGGCGGGCCGGGGCCAAGAGAACATCGCGCACGACATCATCGATTATGCCCGCAAGGTTGCACGGGGGGAGATCAGCGACCCCGCCACGCTGCCCATCCTATTCGAAACCCCTCGCGATGCCGACTGGCAGGACGAACAAGTCTGGCAAGCTGCTAACCCCGGCCTGAAGTATGGCTATCCCGACCTCGAAGGGCTTCGCCAGCTTGCACGAGAGGCAGCGCAGCGACCGTCCGACCGGGAGGCTTTCAAGCAATTGCACCTCAATATCTGGGGCGATCACTCGCTCGACCCGTTCGTTGACATGGCTCTTTATGACAAGGGGTCCAAGCCCTTCGATCTGGACGCCATGGAAGGCGAACCGTGCTGGCTTGCGGTGGATCTGTCCAGCAACAGCGACCTGACCGTGATTGTCGCGGCATGGCGGGACGGGAAAGGCGGCTATGTCGTCCAACCATGGTTTTTCTGTCCCCGCGAAAACCTGACCCGCAAGGCCGAACGCGACGGCGTGCCCTATCCCCTATGGGCAGAACAGCAGTTCATCGAACCGACCCCCGGCAACGTCGTGGATTTCCGGGCCGTGGAAGACACCATTCGGGACCTATGCGACCGCTTGGACGTGCGGGAGATCGCCTTCGATCCTCATCTGGCGCGGGTCATGATGTCGAACCTTGCTGAAGACGGATATCCCGCAATCGAAATGCGGCAAGGCTGGGTCACCATGGCGCCCGCGATCAAGGAGCTTGAACGCGCCATCATCGCAGGCCGGTTCCAGCACGGCGGCCACCCCGTCCTTCGTTGGAACTTCGACAACATCGCAGTCGAGACCGACAAGGCCGGGAACAAAGCCTTTCACAAGGGCAAGAGCCGGGACCGCATCGACGGCGCCGTTGCAGCCGCCATGGCCGTGTCCCGGGCCGCCACGGGCGAAGATACGAGATCAGTTTATGACAGTGACGAGCGGGCCGGTGGCCTGCTTGTCTGGTGAGGTAGGACATGGCCACCGAAACAGAACAGCTAGTCGTTTCCCTCGAAGCCCGCATCAGGGACTTCGAAAAGAATTTCCAGAAGGCCAACCGGACGGCAAACACCAATTTCACGGCCATCGAAAAGCGGGCGAAGCAGTCTGGAGATCGCCTTGAACAGTCCATGGCGGGAGCGTCCAATCGGATCAGCGCATCATTCGGGATCATGAAGGCAGGCATCGCGGGCTTGGTCGCTGGCGTGTCCATCGGGGCGCTTGACGCGATCATCAGCCGGACCCGCGACATCGCCCGCAACGTCGCCAGCATCGGCAATGAGGCGAAGCGCGCTGGCCTCAGCACAAAGGCGTTCCAAGAACTCTCCTACGTCGCCAATCAGAACCGCATCAGCGTGGACGCCCTGGTGGACGGCATGAAGGAGCTGAACCTCCGGGCCGACGAGTTCGTCGTGACCGGCAAAGGCGCGGCTGCAGAAGCATTCCAGCGGCTGGGCTTTGGCGCCGACGAACTGAAGAAGAAGCTGAAGGACCCTTCCGCGCTGCTAGTCGAGATCATGAAGCGCATGGAAGGCTTGGGCAAAGCCGCACAGATCCGCATCGCGGATGAGCTATTCGGCGGAACCGGTGGCGAACGCTTTGTGGAGCTTCTTGACCGGGGGGCCGATGGGATCCGGACCCTGATCAGTGAGGCCAATCAGCTGGGCATCATCCTGGACGATGATGTCATTGCACGCGCCGACGAAATCGACCGCAAATTCACCCGGATCACCCAGACAATCGGGACCGGCCTGAAGGGCGCCGTCGTGGACGTGGTGGCCGCGATGGACGATTGGCTGGACCGGTTCAACAAGATCGAGGAACAGACCGACCGGAACGTCCAGTCGTCATTGACCGGCGTTTATGAGCGCATCGCCGCTGCGAAGGCGGAACTCGCTGACCTTGACCAGATGAAAGTCGCGTTCCCCGACGATGCGGCGGTGGACCTCAACATTGATCGCCAGAAGGAGAAGATCGAGGAACTGACCAACGAAGCCCTGAAGCTCCGCGACATCCTTGATCGGCGCACGGGGTACTCCCCGGACTTCGATTTCAAGAAAACCACAGACGACGCGAAGGCCGCATCCGATGCCGTCAACGGCCTGAATTCCAGCCTGACAGGCACTGGCAACGCCACGGCAGCGGGGGCGACCGGGATAAATTCCTATGCAGACGCCATCCGCGCCCTGAAGGATGAAATCCCGGAACTGGCAAAGTCCCTTGCCGAACTCGACGCCAAGACCCGCATCGATAGCGTGTATCGAGCCGCCGTCGCCAAGGCCCGGACCATCGGGGAAATCCAGCAAGCCAATGCGCTTCATGCGCAGGCCACCGCTGCCATCGGCAAGCCGTCCCCGGCTGTCACGGGGGGCGCATCTAACGTAACCGACGCTTCAGACAGGGCACGTGACTACGCAAGGCAGCAGATCGCCGCATATTCCGACATCATCGCCAGCGCCCAAGAGTTCATCGCATCGCAGCAGCAGGAGGCCACCGCCCTTGGCATGACCACGGATGCCGCCGCTGCGTATCGATTTGAGCAAGACATGCTCAATCAGGCTAAGCGTGACGGGATCACCCTTTCCGCAGAACAGCGCGCCGACATTGCCGCCTATGCGCAGGGCATGGCGCATGCCGAGAAGGTCACCCAAGACCTGGCCAAAAGTCAGGACGATGCCGCCGAGATCAGCAAATTCTTTGGCGACAGCATGGTGGACGCTCTGACGGGCATCGCGACCGGCACCATGACGGCACAGGAAGCCCTTCGCCAGCTTCTAAGCTCTTTGATCCGCATGGCGTTCCAAGCCGCCATCCTTGGCGAGGGGCCGCTAGCCGGGATGTTCGGATCCACGGGCGGGCTCTTTAGGAGCGGCGGACAGTCAATTTCACGGGCGCCAACATTTGCCGCGCCCGTGGGGAAGGACGCCGTGGCTGATGCGGTAATGACCAGCCTCGCGCCAATTGCGAAGGCCGCTGGACCCCTTGGCGACATGCTCGCAGCGGTTCGTTATTCGAATGGCGGCGCCACCCGCAACATGAAGCTGGACGCCGCTCTAGAAGCCAAGATCAGCGAAGCCGTGGGGGCCGTCTACGGCAAGGACTACGTGGCTGAAGTGTATTCCGGTGGCCAGCCCGCCATCGGCACCAGCGGGCGCCGCACTGGGTCGACACGCCACGATCTGGGGAACGCCGCCGACATCTACGTCCGCGACCAGTTGGGCAACAAGGTGACCGGTGATCGGCTGGGTCCGCTGGCTCAGTATTGGCAGGCGAAGGGGTACGGCGGGACCGGGCTGGAAATGCGTGGCGGCGGGATCCACCTCGACCAGCACAACGACCGCGCTCGCTTCTGGGATTATTCGAGCAAGGGCGGGAGGATCACCCAAGCCCAGATCGATGCGGTTCGCGCTGGTCAGCAGGGCATCATGCCTGGCATGGCCACCCCGGATCCTATGGCCAATGCATATGCAGCGCAGGGGGCACAGCAAGAAGCCCAGAAGGCCCTCCAAGACCAGATCGAAGCCCAGCGCCGCCTGGCGGAACAGATGGCTGCCACGAGGCAGGCAACGCAGTCCATGACCCCGCCAATCCAGAACATTGGACAGGCAGCATCACAGGTGGCGCCGAACCTTAGCAGCGTCACTCAGGGCATGACCGGCTTGCTGGCTCCACTGTCTCAGGCCATCCCCGGCCTTGGTCAGTTCGGTGGCGCCATCCAGGCACTTATTCAGCAGTTGCTTGCGATGCCCATGGGTGGCAGCGGCGGCGGCTTGCTGGGGTCGCTGTTCGGCTTTGCAGACGGCGGACACGTCCGGGGACCGGGAACGTCCACCAGTGACAGCATCCCCGCCCTTCTCAGCGATGGCGAGTACGTCGTGAACGCGGCTGCCACTCAGCGCAACCGAGCCCTGCTAGAGGCCATCAACAGCGGCGGGGTCCCCCGTCTGGCAAGTGGCGGACCTGCCAACGGTCGCGGCTATGTCGGCGGACCAAGGGTCACCAACACCACTACCTTCAGCCCGAAGATCGAGGTCAGAACGCAGGGATCATCCGGGGACGCCAAGAAGGACGCGCAGCACGCGGAGGCGGTGGCCGCTGCCGTCGACAAGGCGTTTGAAGTCAAGGCCGCCGAATGGGCTCGCAATCAGATGCGATCAGGTGGCGTGCTGACCATGCGGGAACTCAGATCCTGACCGGCGCATGCGCTACAGGTCTTCCACGACATAGGTGCCGTGAGAAGATCGGTTAATCCGTTTTACCTTTGCACGCTCATATCGTTCGGCAACAACCGAAACGATCTTTTCCACGGCCTCAGGCTTCATCCGCGTGCCGACTATGACCGCCCCTAAGTCGGCGGGGTCGAACTTCTCATATTCCCGGTCCTGATCGGGATGCGAACCCTCGCCATAGAAGATGCGCCACTCCTGTTCATAGGACCAAGATGGATCCTTTGTAAAAATGAAGCGCCCGAAGATATCAATGTCATCGAGAGCTATCCGTCCAGACATCCAGTCAATGAATTGCTGACGATCAAGCAACAAGGGGGGTCCATCATAGGCAATCGGGTGTGCAGCACGAAACATGCTTTCATCTTGCGCGGGCGTGAACTGGAGAACAGCACCTTCAAGATTGCTGCCGTAGGTCCCCCACATAGGTGCACTTGTCCCGCTCGCTGACAGACAAAGTACCTTGGCTTTCGCTGTACGCTCTCCAAGTTCCCTCGATAGCTTTTCTACCATTGCGGGATGGTCGCGAACCTGACCAAGCACCGTTGGCCGCATGAATTCTCGCCATTTCACGGGATCCGCTGGGCCGGGAAAAAGGGTCCTCATAAGGGCTAGCTCGCGACCAAAGCGATTGCGATCCTGAAGCGGCCCATCCTGATAGAAACCTTGATATTGCTGGTCGAGTATTCGCTCGGTCACTTCCTCGGGATCGTCGACTTCTAACCGAAGCGTCGAATTCATATCCAGCAAATCATTAAATAGATTTGGAGTGGAAATTTGGAGGGTACCGTTCTCCAGGATTGCGAGCGCAGTTGCTTCAGAGCAGTACTTATACAGGCTCGGTGGCATGCCCGGTTCCGGTTTGAATTCCGCTGGAAATTTCATAGCAATGGATCACCCTCAGCGAACGATCCTGGGGCAGTTAGGATTTGGTCTCTAAGGCATACAGCCGCCCCTCTATGCGCTTGAACCATTCTTCCAAGGCGACCGGTACGCCGTTGTCGGCTGGCTTCGCTGCCTCACTAGCACCGAGTTTGTTCCTAACGAACGACGCAACCATTTCGGGAGAATTGACCCCGTGCTTGAAGTCGAAGCCGTCGTCGTGAACGGTCAACTCCAGGTCAAAGGTGAATTCTAGTCTGGATACGATTTCCGCGTTCATCGTCCTATTAGCTCTCTCCGCAGCGGCTGCGATCTTGTCGCGCATACCGGGCGGAAGCCTCACAAGATATTTGTCCAATTCGCGGCTAGAAGGCTTCTTCATAAAATATGGTGGCCATTGGCCACATCCCTATTGATCATCTAGTGTCGACGTGCGATGCAGATGGTGGCCAAGGGCCACCTACTAACGCAACCGTATGGAGATCACTATCATGAAGACCCACGAACGCACCGAACTTCCGAAAATTATGGTCCGCCTTCCGCGTGATGTGAAGGCGTGGCTCGCCGAACAGGCCGTCTATCACCAATCTTCTCAGTCTTCTGAGATCGTCCGTGCGGTGCGCGAGCGGATGGAACGCCTGGAACTAAAGCGGGAGGCCGCATAAATGACCCTCATCACGCTCCCCAATAAGATCAACAGCATGGGCATCACTCCAGCGCCCCAGCCGCAGTCCGTCACAGTCGCAGGCTTCGAATACATGGGTGTCGACCCGGAGCTTATCGAAGATATCGAGCTTCATGTGACCTCGTTCCTGAAGCGGGAACAGCAGTGGCACAAGACTGGGATTGAACACGCCGTCGAACAGGGCAACCTCTTGATTGAGGCCAAGGAACTGCTGAAGCATGGCAACTTCACGAAATGGGTGGAAGACCGCCTTTGCGTCTCGGATCAAACCGCTCGAAACTACATGTACGCGGCAAATACGTACTCCGGCAAAACCCAAATGATTTTGGATTTGCCAATGGGCGTGGCTTACCGGATCGCGGCTCCCTCCACCCCACCTGAGGTAAAGCAGAAAGCCCTAGCGCTTCTCCAGAATGGCAAAAAGATGACCCTCAGCGAAGTCGTCAACGAGATCAAGATCGCCAAGGAAAAAGAAAAGATCGCGAAGGAAAAACAGCAGGCGGCAGAACTGGAAGACAAAGCTCACAAGACCCTATATTTCGGCAAGCCCGCCAAGATAGTTGCTGAAATAGCAGCGATCAAGGAAAAGCATAAGGCAAAGCTTGCAGCCAAGGCAGAAGCTGAGATGAAGACCAATCAGCAGGCAGCAGACAAAGCCGCATCCGATGCATTGGCACTAATTACACTGGCGCTTGGCGACCAGTTGCCGACATTCGCTGCTCTCTACAAACAGGCGTCGGGTCAGTTCGACAAGGCTTTGTCGGACGCAATGAAGGGGGCCGTGTCGTGACGGAGCCCCTCTACACCCCCGCCGAAGTGGCCAAGATACTGAAGATCAGCCCTAAGACCCTGCGGGAACACACCACCGCAGGGCGCATCCGGTTCGTGAAGATCGGGACCGGCATCAAGCGCATGAAACGCCTGTACTGCCAAAAGAGCATCGACACGTTTATCGCCAATCAAAAGACTAGGGAGACGCCAGCATGTCCGTCTACAAAAGCCCCAAAAGTCCCTTCTACCAATACGACTTCCAAATACACGGTCGTCGATTTCATGGCTCTACAGAAGCCCGGAACAAGAAGGACGCAGAGGCAGTAGAGCGCGACCTGAAGGGCAAGGCCAAGGCGGACATAGAACAGGAAAAGCGGACCGGGAACGGCCCGCTGCTCCTTCGTCACGCCGCTGGCAGACACATGGCCGAAGTTGGAAACCACCATGTGAACGCCGCTACCACCTTCACCGACATGCAGCGGTTGATTGAGTACTTGGGTCCCGATAAGCGCCTGGACACGATCACGAATGACGACGTTTCCCGCATGGTCGCATGGCGCCGGACGCACACCGTGAAGGGCCGCAAGGCAGACAAGAACGGAAATCCAGTGAAGTTGATTTCACCCCGGACGGTGAACGCTTCGACGGTGCTACTGAAGGCGCTTTTCAACCGGGCGCACATGTGGGGGCATCAGTTCCAGCATCGGATCGATTGGAAGACCCACATGCTGAAGGAGCCCAAGGAGCGGGTCCGGGAACTCGACACGTTCGAGGCCGACGCGCTGGACGCCGCCGTGCGGGACGACTACGCCCTATGGTTCGAGTTCGCGTGCCTGACTGGCCTACGCCGAAACGAGACGCTTATCCGGTGGAAGAACGTCAACATCTTCGCCAAGCGGATCACCACCATCGGCAAGGGCGGCAAGGAGGTATCCACCCCGATCACCCCTGATGTGCAGGCAATCCTTGACCAGTGCAAAGGCCACCACCCGGAGTTCGTGTTCGCCTTCATTTGCCAGCGCCCCCGTGAGGGGCAGGTAAAGGGGCAGCGCTACCCCATCACCGCAGAGGGAGCCAAGACCCAGTGGCGGCGGCTACGTGCCCGCGCACAGGTCGAGAATTTCCGGTTCCATGACATCCGCCACGACGTGGCTACGAAGCTCCTTAGGGACACGGGGAACCTTAAGCTGGTCCAGAAGGCGTTGAACCATTCGGACATCAAGACCACCGTCCGATACGCCCATGTGCTGGACGAAGAAGTCGGGGACGCCCTGTCCCGTGTCTCACAGTCCCGGAAAATCTCCCGGACTGACAAGAAGGATGTGGCCTAA